GGCCGCAGGTCGCGGGGCTGGCTGGTTGCAAGGTCGACATACTGGCGCACCGGGTCTGAGGAACTGCGCTCAAGCTCGTACCCATCCAGTTTTTGATGCGCAACCATGTGATCCTGGCACCAGCCGGCGCGCTTGATCTGGCCGGTTGCTGGGTCGAATACGGTGTAGGGTGTCATCGCTTTGCGCCTTGAATGGCAATGGAGTAGGTGCCACCGGTGTAGTTCCCACTACCGGAGATTCGCTGTGCGGTCAGGGTGTAGGTGCGCTCCCCCAACTGCCCGGCCACCCCATGTACGAGGGTGCCACTGCCCGAAAACCCATCGGGGAATGACTGGTTGATGGCGGCGAACGGGTTATCCAGCCCTCGGCCGGCGCCATCCCACAGTCGCAACTGGATGCCGGTACCACCGGGGGAGGAACCGCTGGCGTAATCGCACTGGACCATCGCGCACACCAGCACCATTTCCGGCACCAGATCAGGGTCGGTTCCCCAGTCAATCGTCAGGGACGCCACCGTTTTCACGGTGCTATCGATGCTGATACCGCCAAACCCGCCATCGATCATGGGAACGGTAATCGAGTATCCAGCAATCTGCAGAGTTCCTACCGCAGCACGTTTGATGTTGCCGGTGTCCGCTTGGAAATTTGTCAGCATGCCGTCATCAATGTAAACGGCGCCGTTTGGATGATCCCCGCCTTGGCTGTCTTTATGAGGGCCGGGGATCACGATAAACGGCAAAAAATCATTCAGACCAGGCTGCCCGATGGCAAACTGGTCAGCGCGCACCAGGAAAAGACTTTCAGGGCCATCACCGTTGTCTTGTGCAAGCAGCCCAAACCCGGCGACATATTTTCCGAGTTGCACCTTGATGGTGTACTGCGCCTTGAGTTTGTCGTCTGCGCTTACTAGCGTCTGAAACTTCTGCTCAATGGTGGCGTTAGAGCCGTCCACATTGTCCAATCGCGCCTGTATCGTATTGGTGAGCATTGCTTGAGCAGAAAAGCCGTCTGTCAAGGTAGAGACTTTCGTCTGTACAGCAGCAAAACTATCTGCCGTGGCTGCAGCTTGTACTTCTACCCTCTCTACCCTCGCCGTGAGTCCGGTCGTTGGCCGATCAATCATGTCGATCTTCTGCGCTAGGTAAATCGACAAAGGGCTGCCACCGATTTTCCCTTTCAAATCTCGAATAGCCTGCCCAACCGATCCTTTCTGTGTGCTTATATTGCGAGAAGCAGCCGCATCGCCCATGGCCAGTAGCGGATAGTTATCGCCCAACAGGTTCTCAAGGCTCGCTTTGGTCAGGAAAGCCGCGTCCCCGTTGCCCTTGTCACCGTTGCGAACCTGCAGCATGTTCACCACGGCATCCACCACCCGCTTGGTGTGTGGATCCGCGATGCCGCTGGTATCCGGCAGGCTCGGGACGTCGCGGCCGCTAGACATTCTTCAACTGGTCCGCAGTTTCGGCCAGGTGAATCTCCTTGACGATCCCTGTGCCGCTCAATTCGATGGTGAACCGCTGGGCCTTGAGCCCGCCCGGCAGCCGATAGGTGCCGCTGGCGGTCAGTGTGGCCGTGTAAATGATCGCGCTGTCCGCAAAAATGGTGATGTCGATCGAACCGGAAATGTAGGTGCGCAGGCACCCGAAGTTGACCGGGCGCGGCTCGCGGTATTCCTTCGATGTCCACGTTTTTGAGACTGCCGAACCCCCGCCAAAAGCCCGTATCGATGTGCCGGACACCATGTAGAGGCTGTCCGTCTGCGGCAGGATGAAAGCCGCTGTCAGGCCCAACAGGGTACTGAACCGGGTGTAACTGCCGGCCGCCTCGTCAAACCGGATGATGAACGGGGTCATTCCCCCGCCGAAAGCGATCAGACAGCCGTCGTAGTAGGCAAACCGCATGACCGACAGATACCCGCTGTACTGGTTGCGCCAGTCCTCGCGCGTGAAGAAGCGTTGGCCCATGGCCAGATCCGCAACACCGTTTTGCACGGTACAGATGCCATCGTTGGTGGCGTAGGCGACGAATGAACCGCAGTTGACGATGCTCCTGAGTCCTGCCCCTGCCTGAATCGAGCCCTGTATCGGCTGCTCCAGCATACTGTCCGGCGTCGTGCCGTTGATGATGTAGGGCTGGGCGGTCGTGGTCACGATCAGACTGGGACCGGACAGGCAGGCCGATACCGTTCCGTACTTCAAACGGATGGCGTTCTCGGGATTCCACGCCCATGGCTTGTACGCCTCGGAGAAAACCACGTCCCGGCCGGTAATCCCCGCCATGATCCCGCCCGGCATGAGGGTAAGGCATTGAATCGTGGGTTCCGGAGGAAGGTGTCCGTACGTGTCGAGTAGCGTTGTCCAATCCTCGGGCTTGGTTGATACCGTGAACTCAATTGCTGCGCCGGCCGTGGAAACCTCACCGACGAGCTGGTAATCGGTCGCCCCGCTGGATCCAGATACCGAGCCGTACACGCGGAAGCGGGTAATGGGCACGTACCCGACAAAATCCACGGACGGCAGCGTGAGTCTCGGCTGCTGCATCGCGTCATAGGTCAGCACCACCGCATCAGACGGTGCGCTTTCCTCGTTCCACAGGTTCACGGCGGTGTACACGAAAGCTCGAGACTGCTTGAACCCGGCCCCAAATGTGAACTTGATGTTCATCACCCCGGCGCTGGCGAGGGCGGCAGTCACCACCAGGCCGTTGAAGCCGTTGGTGTCGTTGTCCTTGGCGAAATCCGAGTTGGACGAGTACGCCATGAACACTTGCGAATCCGAGCCCGGCAGTTTGCCGATCACTTGGACGCAGGGGATGGCATTTTCCGGCGTTCCGCTCAGGTTGTCCGCAACATCGGTGACCACGGTGCCCGGTTCGTGGTAGTCGGCGCCACCGGGTTGCGACCGGAGCCCGTACGGATCGGCGGCGATGAAGTTGATGTCAGGGGCGGCAAACTGGTATTCACGCCCCAGCACGATTGTTGTCGGGGAAATCGGCCGCTCTTCGTACTTCACGCCGTTCGCTTCGTAGAAGAACATCCACGTCAACTGCATGTTATCCGGCAAAGCCGCTGCGGCGATGGTGGCGGCCGTGATGGCGTTCGAGGGTTTCGGTACCCCCGCTTTCCAACTGGAAGCAGGCTCACTGGAAGCAGGCTCACCACCGGCCGGCACCGCTTGACTGCGCTGGGTGACGCGCAATCCCTTGGCGCTGGTGTCGGTCCCGGTGGAGTAGTAAAGCCGCTCAAACTGGTCATCGATCACCGGGCCAGGCACCGCGTCGACCTCGTAGGTCCACGACAGGAAGTTGAGCCCGTTCTCTGTCCACAGGGAAACCGCCGAATTGCTCAGTGCCGGGGTCAGCGCGGACGCCAAACCGGGAAGCGAGCGCAGTTCACCATGGGCAAAGTCGCAGGCATTGGCGAACGTGGCTGCCCCATCCGGCAGTTTGTCGCCCGGGATGCGGGGAAACTCGCCGGTGAAGTTGCGAATCGAGATCATCGGTTCTCGAAGCTCGACCGGCGCGGGGTGCGGGTCCTGCCCTTGCCGGCTACGCCACCGGCAGAACGGCAGGCCATATCAAACTCCATGTTGAGCTCACGCGCGGCCGCTTGATCGCTCCACGGACGCCGGCGCAGGCCAAGAAGCCACGCCACCGCGCCCTTGCAGATGGTTTCCCGATGCTCTTCGTACAGGAAGTCAGGCCCCTCAAGGCTGCCTTCGGACGGTTTCAGGATGGCTTCGACCACCAGATCACCGTCCGCGTCCGGGTGCGGGTACAAAGCAGCCACGTCCGGGCTCACCATCGCGACCGCTTCCGGTTCTCCCACGTTGACCGTGCGCCACAGTTGATCCAGCGCCTCCAGTTCCTTCGGGGAGGCAATGCGCAGGCCACCGTCCTGATCATCGTCAAAGTAGGCATTGGACAGCATGTGAATCCGCGCGCTGTCCGGGTGTTCCACGGTGATGTCGCGTTCTCCGGTACTCACGCCCCACGGTTCCAGCCATTCTTTCCAGCAATGCGACTTCTCGCACAGCACAATGGCCGACTGCCGCAGCGCCGCGATGTGCAGATCGCGCGGCACCATGGACACCTGGATGCTCACCCATGGGATGTAATCGACCCACGTTGTCATTGGTTACGCCCCTCGTTTTGAATGGACTTGCCGACCTTGGCCAGCCCAATGCCCTGCATAAATACGTTCATGCTCTGTGCGGCCCGCTGGGTCACCACATGCTCATCGTCCATGCTCTCGGCGCAGAAGATGTAGTAATGACGAAGCGGCTCAAAGTACGCATCAGGCAGTTCGATTGCGGTACTCAGGGTGGCCGGCGCGGTGGCTTCCACCCATTCCCCCATCACATTCACGTCTGCTTTCGGCGCCGGCGACAGGTAGTAGCGGGTGCCGCTGCCGTTTACCGGGTCGTCTTGCGGGAACCGCGCCCAGTTGTACGGGGAGTTGACCGCCGTCGCCGTGCGCCACGTCGGCGTGAATTCATCCAGCGAACTCAGGTCGCACTCGGCAATGGGCACCCCAGCCTCAGTGGCGAAGATGGCCCGGAGCTTCAAGGCGTCCGGCTTCTCGGTCGAAATGTCCTGGTCAACCTGCAGCGCCACGGTTTCCAGCAGGCCCCGCTGCACGAACAGGTCCGGCCGCAGCAATGCCAGCGCGCGGATCCCGCCCTTGATGTACCGGAGCCCATCGGTATCCGTGTGGCGCGCCTTGGCCGAGTCGTTTATGGTCGGGCGCGCGTCATCGATGATCTGCTGCGGGGTGAAGGACATGGGTTACTCGTCCTGCGCGGCCAGCGCCTTATTCTGCAACTGGCGGATGGTCATGATCATGTCGGCAGCCTTCGACTTGACCGGGTTCAGATTGATGTTGAAGTTGCGCTTGGCATAGGCCGCCAGTTCCGGGCGCTTCATGGCGTCCAGATTGGCAACCTCGAAAGGCTCTTCCTGCTCTTTCTTCTTCTCGGCAGGCTTGGCAACGGCAATCTTGACGTCCCTCTTGTCCGGGGCCACTTCCTCGGCGCCGATGGATTCCCAAATGTCCGGGTGCGCCAGCAGCTTCTTGGCGGCGGTTTCCTCGACGGCATGCACCTGGCCGGGTGTCCAGACCAGATTGGTGCCCGCTACGGTGTCGGCGCGGGATGGCTTCTTGCCGACATACTGAATCTTGTGGAAAAGCATGGTAACTCTCCTGAAAAATGGGCGGCACCCGGTTGGATGCCGCCCGATTTACTGCTGTCCCGCGTTAGCGGGCACCGACCATTTCGCCCTTGACCACGGCCGTGATGCTCGGCGTGCCGGTGAAGTTCGCACCAGCAACAGTCAGAACGATCTTCACCGGCTTTTCAAACACGACCGGATGAGCGATGGACTGCTTGTTGGCCGCAGCGGTGGCGATGTCGGTCGCCGCGGCGAACCAGTAATCGTCATCCGCCGTGGGGGTGCTGTCCACCGGCTCGTAACCCACTTTGCAGGTCACGGAGGTTCCGGTGTCGTCGTGAACGAGGTTGAACTCGTCCACGCGCACGCCAGCCGGGATGATGCCGAGATACAGCTTGTCCCCGCTGGATGCCGCCTTCGTCGCCTTGTACGACTTGCAGAAGGCGTTGCCCATGCCGTTGTAGGCCGGGACGTTGTTGTACTGCTGGCCCAATACGTCTGCCATGATTTGCTCCTTGTGTGATGGGTTGGATTACAGCGCGACAGCCGCATCAACCACGATAACGCCGTGGTCAGTGGGTTCCGCAACGCCGGCCGAGTTGGTGACGTTGAAGCGCACCTTGGCTTTGCCGCCCATCATCGAGCCCGCCACTTCGAGCTTGCGCTTGAAGTCATAGCGGTTTTCCAGCCACTCGAAGTGGAAGTCGCTGCCTTGGTTCTGGCCGTACACATTGGCCAAAGCCTGCGCGCCCAGCACCAGACTGCGCTCGACCACATGGGTCGTGGACAGCCCGGCCGCAACCGTGACATCGGTTTCGGTGCCGGTGTAGCGGTTGGCCGACGTGATGTGCTTCACGGTTTCGCTTGCGGCGAAACGGATGAAGCGGTTCATCTTGCGCACCAGGAAGCCGTTCCAGATGCCGAACTCACCCCGGAACAGCGGGTGCTTCGAGCCATAGCTTGCGCGCTGGAAGGCGTTCTGCTGGAACGTGCGGATACCGGACGATTGCTGCAACAGCTTCCGGTAATTGCGCGGCGACAACAGAATCAGGTGCAGCGGCTCGTCGTCTGCGGCCGGATCATCGCTGATCTTGATTGGCTGCAGCGGCATTTCCGACTCGTCCAGAACCACGCGGAGTGCGTCGATATGATCGAGCGTCCACACGTCGGCCGAGTCGATGGACGCCAACTGCGCGCCACCTTGGACCAGATCGGTGCCGTTGATCACGTAATGCCGGTTGTACGTCGGCGCCTTCACATCGTTCACGCAGATTTCCGTGAACTCCGCATCGGACTGGAGGGGAACAACCCAGTCTTGGCTTTCGTACGAACCGCGCGCGCCGGCCATGTGCACAAAGCACAGTTGGCTTTCCAGCTTCGGAAAGTAACCGGCCAGGTTCGCCATGGCAAGACCGCGCAGGTTATGCACGGTACGCTTGCGGGTCATGCGGCCACCAGTGTCCACAACCTTCGTGTACTGGTCGATGCTCACGTCCATGGAACTGAACGTCAGGCGCTCACCACGGCCTTCCGCATTGCGGTCGCCCATGATCGGCTTGCCGCCGATGATGTTGAACAGGTCAACGGATACCTTGTCGCCGGCCGTCGAGGTCAGGTCGGTGATGCGCACGATCGGCATGCCCGCGCTGGTTTGGCCTTTGATCTTGGCCTCCGCTTGGGCTTGCTGCGGCGCTTCGCCGGTGAGATTCTTCATCTCGTTCGGCGTCTTGATGCAGCTTTGGAACAGTGCTGCGGAATACAGTTTGATAGCGACTGAGTCGCTGGTACCTACTTGGGTTCCCATGGTTGGGGCTCCTTATGAGGGGTTGGGTTTTGTCCCGACCCCCAGGAGGCGCGGCTTACCCTCGCGTGACAGTGCGCAGAATCTCTTCGGGCGACATCTTTTCCATTGCCCTTGCGAGATCCGCGACGCTGGCGGTTTCCACTGATTCCAGCGGATTTTGCGAAGTCGGCGTGCCCCCCGAGAAGTCGGTGAGGGTGTGCACGTCGCTCAAGTCCGATCCGTCCGGCAATTTCGGCTTCGGCTTTGGCGAGCCCTTCGAGCCCGGCGGCAAAATGACTTCCCCGTAGCGCGCCACCATCTGCCGCGTCACTTCCTTGAAGCGTTCGGCGTACGGCTTTGCGGCCCATGCGCCTTGTTCGCGCAGGGTCTTGTCGATGTCGGCGGCTTCCGAAAAGAAAGCCGGTTTGTTCTTCTCCCAGAAGCTCAGATTGGGGTCCGCATCGAGGGCAGCGCGCGCTTTCGCCCGCTCTGTTTCCTGCAATGCGTTGACTTCGGCCTGTGTTTTGGCCTCCACATCCTGTTTTTCCTGGGCAAGTCGTTGCTCCAGCGCGCGATTGGCGGCCAGAATTCCACGCATGACCTTTGCCGAGTTGCGTTGCTGCTCGGCCAAGTACGGGGATTCTTCTTCCAAGTCATTGGCACTCTGCTCGATAGCCGCAATGCTGGCTTCGAGTTCGTCAGCGGACTGGGAGACTGCGGCCGGCGTTGCCGTGCCTGCCTTCTCCTGCTTTTGCAGCGCCTCAAGCTGGGCGCGGGCCTCGGCCAATTGCTGCGCCGTTTCCTCTGCCTGCTTCTTGGCTGCTTCCGCTTCTGCCTTTGCTGCGTCGCGTGCCGCGTTGGATTCCTCCAGACGCGAGTACGGCAATGTGTGCTTCCCATCCTTCGCCATCAGTACCGGCTTGCCCTCTATCGCGGGGTCGGCGGCTTGCGTGCCAGTCTTGGCGTCGGCGGGTGTTGCATCGCCTTCGGGATCAACGTCCTCATCGTCGCCCGGTTCGTCCTCTGCAGGAGTCACCGCACCGCCCATGGACTGCTGCATTGCCCATTTAGCCAGTGCTTCGGGTGTCAAATTCGGATCAACTTCATCGACTACGGTTTCATCAACTTCTGCCATCGTTCTCTCCACGTATCGCGTTGGGTGCGGATAAAAGAAAAGCCCACCTTGGCGGGCGGGCTTTCAGTTGCCTGCGTGTCGTCGCATGGCTCACGTAAACTTCAAAATCGGTACGGCTTAATCTTCGTCCAACAGGACCAACGCCAGCATCAGCGCGTTGTATTCATCGTTTGCCTTCCTGCGGGCATCTTCAATTGCTTTAGCGGCCAGGGCAGCGGCTTCTCTGAGCTTGGCCTGCGCCTGCAACATGCGCGCGAGATCGGCCTGTTGTGCGGCCAACTGCGCTTCAAGCGTTTTGGCGACAGCATCAACCAGCACTTTCGGCTTGGCGCTCTTGGCGCGCGCAGCGAGGCGGGATTTCCGTTCGACCTCAATGCTGAATCTCTCAAATTCAGCCACCACTTCCATGTCGAGCTTCTGGTACGGGGCGAAACTACCGCCGCCCCCACCGCCGGCCGGACCGGAAACTACCTGTTCTTCTTCAATCTCGTCGGCGCGCTGCCAGTAACTCGCGGCCCAGTTGCCGGCCTGCCAACTCGGCGGCGTCCACATGGTTACGAACCGTCGAGGGTGGTCGTTGTCCTGTTGCCGCTGGCGTCTGCAACACCAGCAATGCGTACCGTGGCACCGTCAACCGACATGAATTCAGGTGAAGCCGGTCCACCCGACACATTCCCGGCCACGTAGGCGAGCAGGATCCGCGTCACTTCATCCTGCGAAATGCCGCTTTCGACCATCCGGGCGCCGATTCCTGAAAGGATGTTGGCAAGTTGATTGCCCAGGATGTACCCAGCACTTCCCGCGACATACGCGCCGGGGAGTGTTTCGGTCCACGGATTCGAGGCGCT